TCAACGGATCCTCCTGGAAGAGTCATTGAACCAACTCCAGCTCCACCTTGAGTTTCAACAATTGTAACAATGTGCGCTGCTGTATCTGTATTTACGAGACGAACAACTGTTGCCGCACTAAAACTAGTTGCGGCACCGGTGACGATAGGTAAATTTAATTCACCCGCTAAAACCTTTGTTGCCATTATTCTTGATCCTCGTTAGACTCAGTGTCATCACTTACTTCATTTTCACCAAACATAGAATTGGCAACTTCAGGACGAAGTCCTTCGATTTTTTCTCCTGCTTTACCATACAGAACTTCTTTAATTCTGTCGGTAATGTCTGAAGCAGCAGAATCAGTTGCAATCAAGTCGATAACGTCTTCCATAAAAATTTTATATAACAGTATACTCTATTTATATTTCAGCCTTTTTGGTATCTTTTTGGAACTGAGCATCAACATCAGTTGACTGCGCTTCAAGGTCTGGTTCTGTTGGAACTTCTCCCATTCCCATATCTAAACCAGCACCATCTTGTGGTAATGGTTCACCAGTAATTGGATCAACTGAGTTTGGATCTGGAATAATTCCATCCTTAATTTCTTGTTCAATCTGCTTATCAATATCGATAATCTCAGCATCAGTTTGACGTAAAACTTTTTTACGAACATACTCAACTGAGTAGTACTTACCAATATAAGGTTCGATGGTTGCTGCTAAACCAAGTCTCTCATTCATCAGTTCGGACTCTTTGAGTTCAGCAAACTGGTTGTCATAAATGAAATCATATTGAATATGATCTTCCATTCTTTCCCAGTCTTCTGGGGTAATGACGTTCTTGAGAATCAATTGCGTTCTCAGCATGTCATTAAACATATTCGAAAAACGCTTTCTTAGTCTTCCAACAAACTTGGAAAACTTAAGTTCGTCTCTCAAAATTTCTGAAGATCTGCCTAGGTTAAATCCACCATCATTGGCAATTCTGGATTCTGGAACTCCAAGTGCTCTATAAAGTTTTTTCTGGAAGTATTCAATATCGGCAAGTTCACCTAAGTTTTGACCACCAGGAAGTGTGGTGATTTCTGTACCGCGACCACCTTCTCTTCTGGGGAGCCAGAAATCCTCAAGCATACTCATAAACTTGCGGTCATCACGAACTTCACCGGTGTTCGCATCATAGACAAGTTTATTTCTATAGCGAGACATTACGTCGCGCAGATATTGTTCTGCCTTAACTTTAGGAAGATTGCCAACATCAATATAAAAAATTCTACGCTCTGGTGCTCTAGAAAGTCTATAGATAACCAGAGAATCCTCAATCATGCGAAGTTGATTGAGTGCTTTAATTGCTTTGTGGAGATAAGAAAGTACAGATCCTTTGTTTCTATCAACAAGACCAGAAGTGCAATATGTGATAGAATCTTTAGCAATCTTAATAGATTTTTGTGCCTGAGAATTTCTTGAAGAGAAGTTACCCATTGGATAACTTGGATTTGGAGTATAAATGTAATACTCTTCAATCTCTGGATTTAAAATATTAGTTTCACTTTCTCTATTCCTAACAAGAGCATTTCCCCTGTCTTGATTAGGTTCTTTCTTCATTTGCCTTACGGCTTTCATCTTCATTGGGTCGATGTATCTGATTTCCTGAATACCACTCTCAGGACTCTTAACATCAATGACTTTTAGATAATAAAGTCTTCCATCAACATACCAATTTCTAAAAATTTCATGGCACTTTCTATCAAAGTCCATGAGTTCTTTGATATATCTAAATTCTTGACGAATAATCGTCTTAATTTTATCGCTTGCGTTTAAGTTTGATAATTCAATTTCAATTGGAGAATCATACAAATCACTAACAATTGCTTCATTGACAACGTCTTCAATAGCAGCATCACACTCTGGGTGAAGCGCCATTTCACGATATCTTTTAATTAAATCGTATTCGGTTCTATATACACCTTCAATATCTACGTACTGACCATAAAACCCGCTCTGTATAAAATGGTCAACCCCGTCCTCATCATTTTGAGGAACGGGGGACACTACAGAGTCGGGTTTTTTCTCATTCTCAATTGAAAAACCAAAAAGTTTTGCCATTATAATCTGTGAACTACTGGTTGTTATACTCTATTTATTACTCAATATTTTCGCCACCAGCGTTGCTACCAACACCCCTAACGGCTTTCCACCAGTGAACCTGCATTTCTACAGTGAATTCTTCTAGTGTGTCGGTTGTTTCGTATGAGAGGTCAATCTGACTGATGTTGGTTGGGAAGATATCATAGAACTGATAAGTTCTTAGAGACGAACCATCACGATCAAGTTGGTGAACATAAGCATCTGCCTGATAGTCGACTGGATTCTGAAGTCCAGTTCCATCAGATAGTTTGTTGATGGAGTTCATCCACTTCTCGAATGCCGAACGGATGATAAAGTCAGTATCATTGATAACTGTGATTGTCCAGGTATCGAATGTTCTGTCACCAGCAATCTTAAGAATTCTTCCTCTGAAGTTAACTTCAATTGGAGTGATGTTGGAAGCGGGCAGTGCTGCCGCCTTTACCAAGAATCTTGATTTTTCCTTTACATCATTGGCAATGCCAAGATTTTCTGGAAAAGCAAGTTCTACTTCAAATAGGTTGGGTCTTGCGCCACCTCCAACCAGTTTACTTTTGAAACCGGTGATTGTTCTTAGTGGTGGTCTATTGAATTGATCTGCCATGGTTTTAGGTTCCTTTAATTAAATTAAACAGTACCAACTACTTCATCGAACGAAACACCAGTTCTGGTGGCAACAAAGGTAAGACCAATAAAGTTGATTGATCTTGCAGGTTTTACAAAGATATCAGCAACGAATTCATTGTTGTCAATGATCGCAGCAGTGTTATTTGATTCATCACAAATAACTCTAAAGTCAAAGATACCTCTCTTTGCCTGAACATCACGAAGGAATGGTTCAACAGTATTTACAAAGTTGGTTCTTGTGATCTCATCGTTGAACTCAAACATCTGATCTCTTGCAGCAGCAGAGATAGCGTTCTCAAGATAGATGAACAATCTACGAACGTTAACTCTATCAAAAGCAGATGCTTTACCAAGTCCAGTCTTATCACCGAAGAGGGTGATACCTGCACCAGGTGAGAAGATGACTGGGTTAACTCTGTTTGAATAGAGTTTGTCTCTTTGAATCTTAGAAGGATTATAAGCAAGTTTCACAGCATTGAGGATTGCGCCTCTCTGTGTTCCTGCTGGTGAGAACCATGGGAAGTTGTTGATGTCGTTTCTAGCACACAATCCAGCAATATCACCATTTAGAGGAACATAGCGGAAAGTATCAGCAAATCTGTCATACATGTACTTGTATCCGCTATCGAATACAGCAAACGATGAAGATGTGATTGGTGAGTAGAATCCAATAACATTATCTGTGATGGTAGCATCCGAATTAACGGTTACCGATCCAGCAGCAGTATCATTTAAGAATGCAAGTCTATATGGAGAGATGAATGCCAAAGCATCCTTTCTCAGTTCGGCAACAGAAATTAGTTTGTTGGCCAGTGCTTGAGCGGCTTCTTTTGCGTAGTTTGCCGATCCCATCAAGAGGAAGTCTGCCTGATACTGATCAGTGTTCTCGAAGAGTTCATAACCTGCAACTAGACCGGAGAGAGATACTCCCATTGCTCCAGTTGTTCCAACTCCACTTTGACCATTATAGTTTAAACCATATGTTAATGTTAGAGTTGTTGCTCCAATTCCCGAGAAAGTGATGCCTTGAGAATCTTGATCCCAGTCATCATCTGTAACTAAGGTATATGCTGTAGTAAATCCAGTTGTTTGAACTCCTACTGGAGTGCTTCCACCAAAAATATACTGTGAATTAGTTGCAAGATATTTTCTCCAGTATGAAGGAGAACCTACAGAGAATTCAGCATCCTTTGCCTTTGAAAGTGAAAGATGCTTCTCAAGAACTGTTCCAGCATTTCCTGTAATAGAACCAGTATCATCAATAACAACAACGTGAACCTCATCATTCTTTGAGGATCTTGCTTCGGCAAAAGGTGATGTTGATGGGCGATCTGCAATGTTGTTCCAACTAATTGTTGAGTTTGTCAGTGTAATGGTTTGTTGATCAAACCAATCAGATCTACTGGTTACAGATGTTGCAACTCCAACTGGAGTACCGTTATTATTGTAGAACTGAACGTCCTGAGTTCCAAATTCCCAAACACCGGATTGTTGATATGAAACTGCTGTTTCAGTTCCTCCAGCAGAAACATGCGAGAGAACCTTCACAGATGCTCTTCCACCTGCCGAATCCCATTCGGTAACAATACCTTTCAGGTATCCGTCAAGAACAGATGTTGTTCCTGCACCAGCAACGACTGTATTGGCAGGAACTCTCTGAGTTACACCGTAACCAACAAGAACTGAAGATGTGGAAACTCCAAGAACTTGATCTGCTTTGCCATCAATCATGGCAACTTTAAGTCCGTTTGCCCAAGATCCTGGGTTTCTTGCAACAACGGTTACATTGCTGATAGTTGAGGCATCATATCCCTTATTATTATAATCATCCAAACTAAGGATTTTGATTGATGTTCCTACACCAGCATTTGCATTTTTAAGATCGTCATCATCTGCTCTTACAACTCTTAGAGCACCACCATATGCCAGATAAGATGAGGCAACTAACCAGTGCTCATAGTGCTTATCAATTGGCAGTGGTTCGCCAAAGTTGTTGATTAAATCTTGTTCGGTTTCAACTAGTGTTGGGAGGTTAACGGGTCCTTTGGCAAAAGGAGCAACTAAAGCACCAACTTTATTGGATGCTGCGTTTACTCTACCAACAGTTAGGTCAACCTCTCTTACTACAATTCCAGGAGATGCTAAATTTAGAGGCATCTTTAATTCTCCTAAAGGTCCAGAATTATTCTAAAAATATTTATTAAAAAGGGTATTTTCAATGGGGAAACAGTGCGTGAACAGTCTACCAATCAGGATATTCCCACATTAATGTAGAAGGTTTACTTTTTCTGGACTCTTTAACTCTCTGTATTGTACATTCTTTACATTCATATGAGTATGAAGAAGAAACCATATTATTCTTCTTTGTTCTATAAAATCCTTCTATTAAATTTTTTCTTACATTACAAGTTCTACAAATACGCTCAGAAAGAAACAGATGTTCTAATTCAAACTGATCGTCTAAATCCATTACTTATAATCCCACATGTATGACATATCGCCATATTCATCAGTGTACCATCTGTCACCATCACTATCAACAAATGTCATTTCATCTAATCCATCACTGATGAAACCAAATGGTGCCATATCTTGTTCAATTTGATTTTTCTGTTCCTCGTAAATTCGTTTACGGACATCGTTGTCCGTCATCTCTTTGAAATAATCTTGAGCAACTAACCAAGAGAAGATAACTAAACACATTGCTAAGTCATCATTACATCCCTCTTCTGCTTCGAAAGAGTTGTGACGCTGAGCAAATGTTGTTAGTTCTGAAATAATTTCATAATCAACTGTCAATAACTTATCATCTTCAAGAAGAGTCTTTAAGTTTGAACATCCCAACTTTTTAACTGCTGCAGTCATTCTCACACCAAGTTGAGATTTTTTACCACTAAATCCAGATCCTACGATTTGACCGGCACGACCTCTCATCGCACACATTAGTACATTTTCGTATTCTAGATCAAAATGGAGAATATTTGCTACCTGATCTCCAATATCATTGACTTCAATCAGTAACCAAGCATCATTATATGCCTTTGCCACCTCGTGTATAATATTTGGGAATAGCATAGGTTTGATTTCATTGTTCCTATACTTACCAACTACCTTATATGGAAACTCTGTAATATCAAAAACGATAAATGCTGAGTAATCATTACCCAAACCACG